CAAGCAAAAAAATCCAAATCAGTTAAAAAAGCATGATACCAGTTGAAGGGCATAAAAACCTATTTCGTGATGAAAAATCAGGAGCCATAATTGATATGGATAATAGAGGTTATTCCAGTTATATGTCATCCAAAAATAGAAAATTGGATGAAAAAGCAGAATTGGATGAAATGAAGAAAGATATTGACGAAATTAAGACTTTATTAAAACAATTAACCAATCAGATAACATCTTAAAGTATAAATAATAGATATAGATTCTGAATTGCTTACATAAATGGCAGATATAAAGGTTAGGATGGGTCAGCATAGTGCTGTGAAGGTGATATCTTCACTCGCTGGAGCCCAAGGACTATCCTTAGCTGAACTCAGCGATGTAAATGCTGCTAACCTACTTAATGGAATGGTTTTAGTCTACAATGGAGCAACCCAAAAATGGGATGCTACATTAGAGTTGACACCTGGTACTCAACAAAATTTAGACATTAACGGGGGAAATTTTTAAATGGCTAGCATTATAAGGATCAAAAGATCCTCTGGTACTGATAAACCTGCGAGTCTAAATTGGGGTGAAATGGCCTATGTGACTGGTATTGGTAGTTACGGTGGGTTAAATCAATATAAAGATAGAATATTTGTTGGTGATGATGGTAATAATGTACATTCAATAGGTGGTCATTTTTACACCTCTATGATGGAACACGCAGCAGGTGCTGTTGCTGGTGTACAAAATACAAGAAATACTGATGGTGGTATAGTTGCTGTCATGGACAACCAAAGAAAGGTTGACCAGTGGAATGTAGATAATCTTAGACTAGATTTAAATACAATATCATCAACAAATGTAGATGGTGATATTATATTTGATACTAATGGTGATGGTCATATTAATGTTGTAGATAATACTCAACTATCTTTTGGTTCCGATAAAGATGCTAAAATCGAGTATGATGAAGATGGAGATGATGATGTAAAAGTTACTGGTGCTCAATGGACTTATGATACTAATGTAAAAGTTACAGGAAAATCGAAGTTTGGATGTGTTGGAATAAGTTCTAATGTTATTGAAACTGAAGCAGGATGTGGAGATCTTCTGTTTATTGATCCATATCCTGATGGTTTAAGTAATGAAGGTACTGTTGTTATTAAGGGTAGTTTACAAGTAGATGGAACAACAACATCCGTAAACTCAACAACATCAACTTTAAATGATCCTATTCTACACTTAGGTGATCTTACTAGTGAAAGAACAGTAACACAACCTGTTCTTGCTGGTATTACTACGATTACTCTAGACTCTGTTGTTGGTATTAATACTGGTGATGTTATTTCAGGAAGTTCTGCTTTATCAGCATCTGGTGTAGCAACAGTTACTGTATATGATGAAGCAACTAAAATAATTACTGTTGATCAAACTATTGGTGGTTCTGGTATTACTACTACCACACAATTGACAGTCACTCACGCATACGATACTAATACTGATCGTGGTATTTCTTTTGGATATAATACAAGCACTGGTGCTGGTAATAATAAATTAGGATTCTTTGGTTATATTGACCAGACTAATCCAAATAGTAGTGCTACTGCAAGAGCATGGACTTATATTCCTGATGCTAGTACTGCTAATGCTTTAGTTTCTGGAACTAGAGGATTCCTTGATATTAAAGGTATCTACTATCAGACAGGTGATTACAATACTCACGGTGTTGTATATTTTGATGAGGATGGATTACAGACATCAACTAATGCTGTAGCATCTCCAGTTAATACATCAAAACAAGTATTAACTGCTATTACTAAAAATACTCTTACTTTATCTGGCAGTGTAACTGTTACTACTGGTGATATTATTAGACAAGATACTAGTAATGCTTATGGTGTTGTTGAGTCTGGTGGAAGTGGTACTTCTTTAAGTTTAATTGGTGTTGAAGGAACATTTGATACTACTAATAATTTAAGAAAGGAAGGTAATAATGGTGCAATTGAAAACTTATCCGTAACAGCATCTTCTGTTAGTGTGATATATACTAATAAGCCTAGTTGGACTTCTACACTAGACGGGGGTACTTTTTAAAAATAAATTATGCAACAGAATAATAGTGACGTTGATGTGAACGTTCTTGTTGGATTATATCATAACAAACTTGCCCAATCATATAATCAAAATGTTCTTTTGGAAGCAAGAATTCAAACATTAAAACAAGATCATGAAAAAGAGAAAATGGATTTGTTACAGCAATTAGCAGATTTAAAAGAACAGTTTGAAAATGCTTCAGTATCTAATACTAAGAAACCAAAATCTACAGGAAATATAGCATCAAGATAACATGGCAAAACCATCAACTAGACAAGGATTGATTGATTACTGCTTAAGAAAGCTAGGTTCTCCTGTCTTAGAAATTAATGTCGATGACGATCAAATAGACGATTTAGTGGATGATGCCATACAACTTTTCAATGAACGTCATTTTGATGGTGTTGAGAGAATGTATCTTAAGTATAAGATTACTCAAGAAGATATTGATAGAGGATCAGCGAAAAATACAGATGGAGTTGGTATTGTAACTACAACTGCCACTTCTACAAGTGTAGCAGGTTATGGAACTACTACTAATAGTTGGTATGAGACTTCCAATTTTTTACAAGTTCCAGATTCTGTAGTTGGTGTAGAAAAGATATTTAAATTCGATACCAGTTCAATATCTGGTGGAATGTTTAGTATAAAGTATCAGTTGTTTTTAAATGATCTTTATTACTTTAACTCAGTAGAATTACTTCAGTATGCTATGGTAAAATCATATCTTGAGGATATTGATTTTTTACTAACAACTGATAAACAAATACGATTTAATAAGAGACAAGATAGATTGTATTTGGATATTGATTGGGGTGCTGAAAGTGAAGGTAATTGGATAGTTCTTGATTGTTATAGGGCATTAGATCCAACATCCTTTACTCAAGTTTATAACGATCCTTTTCTTAAATTGTATCTTACTGCTCTTATAAAGAGACAATGGGGACAGAATTTAATTAAATTTAAGGGAGTTAAGTTACCAGGTGGAATTGAAATGAATGGTAGAGAAATTTATGATGATGCTGAAAGGGAAATTGAATCTCTTAGGGGAAGAATGACTTCTGAATATGAGTTACCACCATATGACTTTGTAGGATAATAAACATGGCATTAAATCCATTTTTTCTACAAGGATCTCGTTCTGAACAAAGATTAACACAAGATCTAATAAACGAACAATTGAGAATGTTTGGTGTTGATGTAACCTACATTCCTAGAAAATTTTTAGAAACAGATAATGTATTAAATGAAGTACAGTCATCAAAGTTTGATGATAATTTTGTTATTGAAGCGTATGTTAATACATATGAAGGATATTCTGGTGCTGGAGATATCCTTACTAAATTTGGAATGAGTATAAAGGATGAGGTCATTCTTACTATTTCAAAAGAAAGATTTGAAGATTTTATAGCACCTTTTATGGGGGCATTAAATGATGGCACAGATCAAAGTGAAATAGTATTAACCACAAGACCTAGAGAAGGTGATTTAATATTTTTCCCTTTAGGTGAAAGACTATTTGAAATTAAATTTGTAGAGCATGAAGATCCTTTTTATCAGTTAGGAAAGAATTACGTTTATCAGCTTAAATGCGAACTCTTTGAATATGAGGATGAGGTTATTGATACTTCAATTCAAGTAATTGATTCGCAGGTTAAAGATGATGGTTATATTAGTACATTACAATTAATTGGAGTGGGACAAACTGCTGAAGCAACTGCTTCGATTGCTAGTGGATTTATTAGTGAGATATATTTAAATAATGATGGTTCTGGATATACTTCACCACCAACAATTACATTTAGTGATTCTCCTGCTAATGATACTGCTAGGGCAATTGGTATATTAACTACAAGGGCAAGTGTAACATCTATTGAAAAGATATTATTCTTAAATCGTGGTTCTGGATATACTTCACCACCAACTATTACAATTAGTGGTGGAGGTGGAACTGGTGCTGCAGCAACTTGTGGTATTCATACTTCATCTAATGGTGTCGTGAGGGTAAATATGTTAGCAGGTGGATTTGGATATTCTACTATTCCAAATGTAACCATTGCCGATCCTGTAGGTGCTGGTATAACTGCTGTTGGAATAGCATCAATAGGTGTTAGTGGATCGAATAAGGTTGTTAAATTTATTCATGTTGATAATGCAGGTAATGGGTATACTTCAACACCAATTGTTACTGTAGCTGATCCAGATTCTATGTTGGGAATTGGAACATATCAATTTAATGAAATAGTTAAGGGTTCTAGATCTGGAACAGAAGCAAGAGTTAAAAATTGGGATGCTGATACTAATATACTTCAAGTTTCTAATGTAGGAATAGGATCAACTGTAGCAGGGTTCTATAATGGTGAAGATATTATTGGTCAAACTTCTGGAGCTAGTTATAGTGTATCATTCTACAATTCTGATGATACTAATGATAAATATAACTCAGGTGATGAGTTTGAATACTTTGGTGACGAAATTTTAGACTTCACTGAGACAAATCCATTTGGAGTAGTTTGATATGTTAGGGACTTATTTTTATCACGAAATAATGAGAAAGACTGTTATATCTTTTGGTACAGTCTTCAATAATATTCATGTTCGTCATCAAGATAATACTGGTAAAGATATTGGAGAATTAAAAGTTCCTATTTCATATGGTCCTAGACAAAAGTTTTTAGCAAGAATTCAACAACAACCAGAACTTAATAAAGCAACTCAAATAACTTTACCTAGAATGTCATTTGAAGTTTCTACTATTGATTATGATGCTAGTAGAAAATCTGGAATAACACAAACATTTAAAGCACAAGACGATAAGAAATTTAAAAAAGTTTTCATGCCCGTTCCATATAATTTAGGGTTTGAATTAAATATTATGACCAAGACACAAGATGATGCTCTACAAATAGTAGAACAGATCTTACCATTTTTTCAACCAGGATTCACATTAACTGTAGATTTAGTTAAATCTATTGGTGAGAAAAGAGACGTTCCTTTAATATTAAATAATATTTCATATCAAGATGATTATGAAGGAAATTTTGAAACTAGAAGGGCATTGATATACACTTTAAGTTTTACTGCTAAAACTTACATGTTTGGTCCTATTGCGGATAGCACAGATGGACTTATTCGTAAGGTTCAATTGGATTACTATACTGATACCAATACAAGAACTGCTTCTCGTGAAATGAGATATACTGTTAAAGCAACAGCCAAGAAAGATTATAATGAAGATCAAGTTATTGATCAATATGATGATCCATTGATTCCACCAGGTGATGATTTTGGATTTACCGAAGAAAGAACATTTTTTGGTAATGATGGTAAAGAATTTAGTCCTACTCGTAAAATAGACATCTAATTATGAAAGATAATTATGACGATTTGAATGAAACATTTAACACTGAAATAGAAGTTCAGCAAGTTAATGAAGCTGGTTGTGTCCGAAGAAAGGATGCGATGACAGATATTACAGATGATATTGATAAGGATTATAAGTATACTCGTGCTAATTTATATTCATTAATAGAGAAAGGACAAGAAGCACTTAATGGTATTTTAGAACTTGCTGGTGAAAGTGCGAGTCCAAGAGCATATGAGGTTGCTGGACAAATTATTAAGTCAGTTGGTGATACAACAGATAAGTTAGCAGATTTACAGAAGAAAGTTAAAGATTTAGATGAAGATTCTATGAAAACACCAAGTAATGTTACGAACAATGCTCTGTTTGTTGGTTCAACTAGTGAATTATCAAAAATGCTAAAAGAAGGTATTCTAAATAATAATAACGCCAAATAACTTGTTCAATGGACAATATTAGAGTAAAGAAAGATTCTCTCCATGATTGGAGAGCTGGATTTGAAATAGAAGAAGGAAAGAAAAAAGGTCTTGACGGTAAAGCATGTTGGGATGGATATAAGCTTGCTGGAACTAAAAAGAAAGGTGGTAAGACTGTTGATAATTGTGTGAAAGAAGATCAAGTTGATGAAGGTCTTGTTACTACTGGACTTGCTCTTAGTGCTGCAGGTGGTCTTGCTGCTTGGGCTCTTCCTAAGTTAAAAAAGAATGTTGATAAAAAACTTGATAAAGCAAGAGAGAATATGACAATAGGTGGTGAGTATA